GGACATCAAAGATAAAGAGATGTTGCTTCTTCAGTTTAGCGTTATCGTAAAATCCGACAGGAAAGGGTTTTGTAGCATGGGGTCTAGACATAGTGATATATATGAGCGAATCCAAAACCCAAATTTGACAATAGCCCAATGGAGTAACACGCATTATAAACAATTAGCTGATGCGTGTTATCGAATTTCAGGAGGAGATCCTTTATGGGAAGAGTTAACCCATTATTGTCTTCACAATCTTTTAGAAAGACCTGATTGTCAAATCCTAGTCGATTCAGGAGGAGCATTTTACATGTGCCTCAGAATAGCAACTAATTCATGGCATTCTAACACCTCACCTTTCTATAACACGTATCGCAAGACTCACGATCTTCTTTCATCTAAGCACGAAGACTCAATCCCAGACATCCAACCTGAAGAAACCGAAGAGTTTTTAGCCAAGATAGATAAGCTATTAAAAGACTTAGATTGGTATAGCAGAGAACTATTTAAAGTCAGCATAGAACAGCGTAACACCTCAGCTATGTCACGTGAATTAAAAATACCAAGAACCAGTATAAGTCTAACACTTAAACGGGTAAAGGATCATATAAAACAAAACCTAAAGAATGAATAAGACAATCCGCTGGAAAGTTGATCTAGAAGATCAGCCTCTAATTTACGAGACAGAAGAATGGAGATTAGAATCCCATCAACAAGAAGTAAAATTCCGCACAGGAACAATCTACGCTAATATAAAAATCCTACCAGATGAACTCGATCTTCACACTCCTACTACTAGTCACAACGAGCTTAGTAGTCATCAAGAACCAACCTCAGTATCTGAACCTAATAAAAAGACTAGGACTAGATCGAAAGCCTCTTAACTGTGGACTCTGTCTGTCATTTTGGGGATGCTTAGCGACACTCTTGATCGAAACCCATGTAAACATATGGACATTACCCTTAGCGTTGAGCTACGCGTTCCTAGGCAATGAATTAGATAAGAAATATAACACCTATTAATAATGAGTAATAGACCACAACCAGGTTTAACAGCAGAAGTCTTCGCACTCATACAAGAGCATGAAGAACTACTAATAAGACCAAGACAAGTATGGCCAATGGAACAGTTATTAAAGATCTACGCCATCTACAATGCATATACAGGAGAAGTGCACAAACCAAACGGATGCGGAGCATGTGCAACTACAAAGGTACAGAAGGTAAAGCAGATATACGAAGAATATAAGAAGACACTATGAGTTTTAAATTCGAAGAGATCCTATCACCAAGACAGAAGGATAAAAGAGCAGAGGAATACATCCAATGGTTAAGAGCCAATGCCAGATTACCTCAGACTGAGCAAGATCATACCCAGACGCATCCAGATGCAGCCATCTATGCAGATGAATTGATTCATGCCACAGAATTGTTAAGGGCTTTAACCAAATCCTTAATGGGCAACCCAGACAATCTAGACAAAGTCCTAGCAGCCACTGAAATAGAAAAGATTCTGACCCGAATTAAGATCTAACCAAACTGGATAATATCTAGCAATCCTGGCCAATCATTACGAAATATCTAGTGAAAATCCAGTTTGCCTAACCATTATTCAGCGTCCGGGAGCGTTTGCTGCCCCGCTTTTAAAACTAAATTTTATCTGAAATATGCCTCGAAGAAAGCCAAAACACCTATATAAGCCCGGTGAGCCCTCCGCGAATCCCCTAGGTCGCCCCAAAGGTACCCCAAATGAGATTAACAGGAAGATCAAAGAAGCTTTTGTCATGATCTTAGAGAATAAGCTCCCCGAGTTAGAAGAATGGTTAACTAGGGCTGCTGCCAGAGATCCGTTAAAGACTGCAGATCTTCTTCTGAGGATATCTGAGAGATTTACCCCAAGTCTATCCCGTACGGAGATAACCGGGGCTGATGGTCAGAGTTTCACACCAATCACGATTAACATTCCCAATCTAAGAATCGGTGAGGGCGCCCCAACTAGTATTCCTCTGCAATCAGGGAATCTAGGATTAATCAGTGAGGGCGCCCCAACTCAGTCCCAGCCTGGACACTTGGAACACTTGGATAGTGCAGTGTCCAAACCGGGCGGACACTACGAACACTTGAATAGTGCAGTGTCTGAGCAACCCACCCAATCAGACCCGTATAGGGCGGTTTCACCTGAACTCCCCGACGACGAGGATTATGGTGAGATCTCCCCGATCTTTGCACCTGAGGGTATGATCCCTATGAAGCCTGAGGATGCCTTTGATCCTGCCCAGGTGAAGATTGCCTATGAGGAGTGGAAGGCTAAGCAACCGTCCCAGGGAATATAAATCGGTGAGGGCGCCTCAACCAGATAAAACAATATGAGTAAAGAATTCAACTTCCTTCCAGCCTATGCATCTTTCTTTCATTCCCCTAAGACTTACCATATAGTCAGTGGTGGGAGGGCCTCAGGTAAGTCAATTGCCGTGTCTGCTTTCTTCCTAATCCAACTGATGGGGGATGCTTATTTTAGAGGTGTCCTAGCACGATATACACAAAGATCTATTAGTTCTTCCATCTATAGGGACATCCTAGACCTCATAGAAGCATGGGGACTCTCCCCAATGCTTAAGATCAGCGGGGATGAGATCGTTAACACTAAGAATGGGAATATGATCATTACCCATGCTATGAAGATGACAGATGGTACCATGAGTGCTAAAGGCAAGGGACTATCGGGGGTTACCATGCTTCTAATAGATGAAGCCACAGAGATGCCAAGCGAAGAGGAGTTCATTAAGCTGGTGGATAGTTTCCGTCAGAAGAATGCACAGAGAAAGATCTTTGTGACTTTTAACCCGACCAGTAAGACACACTGGATCTACAAGCGCTGGTATATGCCTGACGGAAGCCCAAATCCGAAATGGCAGGCAACCCATAATTTTTTACATACAACCTTCCGGGACAATATCGAGAACTTAGATCCTTCTAAGGTTAGGGAATGGTTAGACATGTCTGTGACTGATCCAGACTATTTTTCTCACCATATCGAAGGAAATTGGAGGGAGGCCGGTGCGGGACAAATCTTTAAGAATTGGACTTGGTTCTATGCACCCGATCCTGAGTCAGAGGTTGTCTTAGGATTAGACTTTGGCTTTGCAGGGGATCCCTCAGCTTTAATTCAAGTGAATAAGAAGGGCAAGAAGCTTTGGTTAAGGGAGTTGATCTATAACCGAGGGATGACCACAGAAGATCTGAGTCAGATGATGGAAGCAGGGGGAATCCCCAAGCATGCCACTATCATAGCCGACAGTAGTGATCCCCGATCTATTGAATCCTTGCGCCGATTAGGTTGGCGTAACATCTCTCCGTGTGTTAAAGGACCTGATTCGATCAGATCTGGGATAGATGCTGTGAGATCTTATCAGATCTATGCTGACCCTTCGTCGAGTAATCTGAGAGAGGAATACGAGAACTATGTGTTCCGGGAAGGCACGGATAAGCCTATAGACTCTTATAATCACCTGATGGATAGTCTTCGATACGCAGTAGGCACTCGTATGAAGGTGGGTATGCGTGCTGGATACACTATTCAGACCAAGAAGGAAGATGAATTTGCTATGTGGAGATAATTTTTTTCGATAAACCTCTGCAATTTCGGCCGGATACATATTCATTATAAAGACAAATATGACACCTTCAGGTCCTATATCTAGTTTTAAATCGATTGTAGAGTACTTACGAGAACTCAGCATGTCCCATTTGAACGTCAAGCAATTCACCTTTGGTCAGCTCACTGACATCGACGTGGAGACTAACACACAGAATCCCGTTAAGTTTCCCTTGGTATTCCTCATTCCAAGACGTGCAGACTTCAGCGAATATGGGGCGGTTGAGTTCTCGTTTGCACTTTCAGTGCAGGACATCACCAACTATGATTTAGATACCAAAGAGGATCAGTTGAATACGACCTTTATGATCTTACAAGATTTGCTTTCACGTATCCGCATGACAACGTGGAAGGAAGTAGAGATCAAAATGCAAACACCTTGTACTGCTAGACCGTTCGTGGAGCAGTACCAAAATAATTTAGCAGGCTGGAGTATAGAAATCACGTTCTCTGTCGTAAATAATTATAATAACTGCGACGCAGCATTTCGAGACTAATGGAAAAGACTTTAGATTTAACCCCGACTTATCAAAAGATCTCTAAGAGGTTAGAATCGATCTTACAGGGCCAGGCACCTGTGGATACAGGTGCTTTAAGAAGAAGTGTCTATGTGCGATACGATAAGAATGGGATCTACATTAATCCAGGTATGATTGATTCAGAAACCAAGTATGGTATTTTCTTACATACTGGTACGAATGATGAGCGAGCAGCAGGTGCAGGAGATTGGGGAGATAAGACCTATGCTAATCTAAGTGATAAGGCATGGAATCCTCGACCAGGTAGTGGACACGGTGGTATTCGTCCTCGCTACTGGATGAATTTCGCAGACACAGTCTAT